TGGGCGGGTCCAGTAGGTGTCGTCGCCGTGGCTGCGTGTTTCGGTCCATCCTCGACGTAGGAGTTCGCTGTGCCAGTCCCAGTCGTTGCGGTGGGCGTCGAACAGGTCGTCGTTGCGTCGTGGCTGGGCGGGCGGTGTCGGTGCTGGTTTCGGTTGTGGTGGTGGTTCGGCGACGAGGTCGATCACCCATTGTGGTGCGTCTGCGACAGGGATCGTCCACGGTTCGTAGCCGTCTTCCCATGCGTAGGCGTTGAGGGTGTCTGGGTGGAGGGTGGGTGCGGCGACGATTTGTCCTCCTTCGCCTCTCACGTCGATGGATGTGCCGAGTCGGTTGCCGTGTGTCTGCTGGTTGCGTACTTCGATGCCGGTTGGTGCTGCGAGGATGATGTGGGTGCCGCCGGAGCCTGTGATGGCTCGCCAGGTGTCGGGGAGTGGACTGTTTGTTTGTTCGAGGTCGTGGAGTTCGTCGTGGCCGTCGATGTCGCCGTGACGGTCGATGTCGAGGGCGAAGAGGTGTTGTCCGTTTGGTTGTGTTCCGAGGGCGATCCCGACTCCGCATTTCGAGTAGAGGCCGTTGAACCAGTTGTCAATTTTGCTGCGGTCGTCGGTGGCGGCGTGCTGCCACGATGACATTGGCGGGTGTTTGCCGCCTGGTCTTATTGGTAGGACTTTGAGTCCGAGTGCAGCGTATTTGAGGGCGTGTTGGTGCGCTGTTTCCGGGTTGGTGGTGGCGTGAGGTTCAGTCATCTCGGTGTTGGATGCGTCGTCGGATTGAGGTGTAGGTGGCGTGTGCTTCTCGGCATTTTTGGCAGGGTTCTTCGCCTCGCCGGCGGTGGATGACGTAGCCGCTGTTGGTGCCGTGGTTGATCGGCCCGTCACCTTTGAGGCTTTTGTATTGGCGGCGTTCTCTACCTGTGAGCCCTCCCCAGATGCCGACACAGACTGGCAGGGTGAGGCTGTAGTCGAGGCAGTCTTGTTTGACTGGGCATTCGTTGCAGATGGCTTTGGCTTTGCTCCAGTTGTGGCCTCTTTCCGGGAACCACCAGTCGGTCGGCATATCTCGGCATGAGGCTTCTCTCATCCACGGTTCACGGGTGAACAGGATGTTGATTTGCGGGTATGGGTCGTCATTTGCCACGTCCGCCTCCTTTGCGGTAGCGAGAGTTGTGCGCTTCGAGGCAGGCTGCGCACGGTTGTTCTCCGGCGACCCGATGTCGTTTCCAGCCTGATTCGGTTCCACATTCGGCAGGCCATTGTTTGGGGAGGAGTTGTTCGTTGGGGAGTGTGCGGTCGAGCGGCCCCCAGTCTCGGATGTCTGCGCAGCGTGGTGTGCGTCCGAGTCGGGCGTACAGCTTGAGTGCTTGTTTGTTCATGCGGTTGGCTTCTGCGATCTGTCGTCGGTTCATGCTCGATGGTGGTGATACGGGTGCGCCCGTCCTCCGGAGGGTAGAGGACGGGCGCACCTTGGTGGGCAGTTGGTGTGGTGGGCAGGTCAGAAGTCGTCGACGACCAGCGGTTCGGTGTCGCTGAACAATGTCGGCTCGTCGAGGTCAATGCTGTCAATGCTTTGCAAGTTCTTGATCGCCTGACGGAAGTAGGACGGTTTGAGTTCTGCACCGATCCCGAACCGACCGTACTTCACCGATTCGAACACTTCAGAACCGACACCCATGAACGGCGTGAAGACACGCTCGCCAGGGTTGCTCCACAGTTGCAAGCACCGGTGGATCACGTCGAGTTGCAGCGGGTGCATGTGCTTCTCGTCCTCATCCTCTCGGCTTTCACGGAACGGAAGCACTCGACCGATACGGATGTCATCCCAAAATGCGGAAGCGTACTGCCGCCAAATCCAATGCGAGTAACGGTTCTCGATCTGCTTGCCGGTCCACCCTCGGTAGCGGTGGAGTTCCTGTGGGATTTCACGTTCACCGGCGTAGTCGAGTAACCCGACTGGATGTTCGATCGGGATCGGGTTTTCGCCTTTCTTGCGGAACACCAGCAGGTAGTCGGCTGACGCCACAGAGCATTTCGACGAGTCTTCGACGATGGTTTTGTGGGCGAGGTTCTTCGCCATCGTGCGATTCCGAACTGCGAGCGGTTCCTTCCAGATCGAGTATCTGGCGATGTAGTCGAACCCGAACCGCTCGTGCTGCCGGATGATGTCGCCAGGGAAATCGGTCAGGGCATCCTTCCCGCTGTTCCCTGTCGGCACGTCCATGCAGTGAACCGCCGTCATCCGGCCCGGCATCGTGATGCGTGCGAGTTCGGCGACGACGTAGTCGTAGTGCTCGAAGAACTCGTCATAGTTGCGTGCGTTGGACAGGTCTCGGTCGCTGGAGCTGTAGTGGTACAGACCTCCAAACGGTGGCGAGTACACCGACAGGTGGATCGACTGGTCGGGCAGTGCTCTCATCACATCCATGCAGTCGCCGTTGTATATGGCGAACTTGTCGGTGACGAGTTGGTCGGCTACGAGAGCCATGTGGGTACCTCCATTGGTTGTGTGAACTTGTTGTCGTTGTCGATGCGGATGGCGTCAGTCATGTGGCGCATCAAAGCGTCGAACATTTCGTCTGCCTGTTTTGCTTTGCGTTGCAGGTTCTCGAGGACCGCTTTGCCGCCTTCGGTGGTGACCACGTCGATGAGTACGTCACGTTGCTGACCGAATCTCCATGATCGTCGGATCGCCTGGTAGTACTGCTCGTAACTGTGACTCGGGAAGTAGGACATGCGGTTGCAGTGCTGCCAGTTGAGGCCCCACGCACCGATGATCGGTTTTGTCACCAGCACACGGATTTCGCCGTCGCTGAACGCTCGAAGCTTCTCCTCTTTCACGTCGACGCTGTCGGAGCCGGAAACTTCAACAGCTCCGTCGATCATGCGAGAGAGCAGTTTGCTTTCTTCGTTGAGGTGGCACCAGGCGACTGCCGAGTCGCAATCGACAAGGAGCCCCGCAGCGGTTTCGCATCGTTCGTTGATCGTTCTGCGTTGCTCTTCACGTTCTTCGTGGAGCCCGACTGCTGGGAGGTCGAACAGTCGATCGGGTCGAGGTGTGGTTGTTTCGACGACGGTGGTCCGATGCTGCAATGCGGGCAGGTCGAACCCTCCGTCGTCGAAACCGTAGTCACTCGGTTTGCGGATCGCTCTCGCCCACGACGACACCCATTTCCAGAACGGTTCGTGGGCGTGGCCCTTGAATCTCCAGCCGCCCTGCCCTCGATCTTGCCACCGACCACGGGTGTCGCTCGTTTTGTTCTTGTTGATGAAGAACCGGTTGAGCATGTCCATGTAGCCAAGGTGCCCGAGGGCTTCGCTGGATGTTCCGAGTTCGATGTAATCGTTCGGTGCTGCTGTGGCGGTGCCGAGCAGCCGGTACGGCATCAATCGGAGGAACTCCGTTACGACTGCTCGACGTTGCCCGTCGTATGCTTTGATCGCTGATGATTCGTCGCAGACCACGCCGGCGAACTGTGACGAGTCGAACTTGTCGAGACGCTCATAGTTCGTGATGGTGATCGGTGCAACGATCTCCCCGTCTCTGGATACGGCAGCTTCGATACCGAACTTGTCGGCTTCTTTTTGTGCCTGGAATCCGACTGCGAGAGGTGTCAGATAGAGGACCGGCTTGCCTGTGTGTAGGTGGACGTTTTGCGCCCACACCATCTCCATGAAGGTTTTGCCGAGTCCGCAGTCTGCGAACAGTCCCGCTCGACCTGTGCGGATCGACCAGTCGACGAGTAGTTGTTGGAAGTCGAACAGGCCGTCGGGCATGTAGACGGGCTCGAACCCGCCGACGCTTGCGAGGTGTTGTCGACTTGCGATGAAGTCTTCGAATGTCATGGGCAGTGGTCCAATCTCAGAAGTCGTCGAGGTCGGCGGCGGTCGGCTTCGCCACCTTCTCCGCTTTCGCCTTGAACAGTTTGGGTGCGCTGTAGCCCTTCCGTGACGGTTCGCCGTATTCGGTGAACTTGACCGTGATTTTCGGGTTGTCGCTGGGCTTGACGCCGGCGTCGGCGAGCGCCTGGCGCAGCACCTTCACCATGTTGCCTCGGACCCACAGGCTGTGATCGGCGCTGCCGTCACCATCAGTGTCGAGGTCAAACACGTAGACGTGCATCGGGTCGCCGTTCGACCAGGTTTTGACGGTGCCGTCGGGTGCGCGGTCTTCGAGTTTGCGTCCGTCGACGATCTGGCCGGAGATGGTGTCTCCGATCTCTGAGAACTTGACTGCGGGCAGGCTGGTGCCGCCGGAGGTGAAGTCGTCGATGTCGTTCATAGTTGTTGGTTCCTTTGGTGTGTTGGGGTTGGTTGGTTCATCTGGCGACGAGCCAGAGGTCTCGCAGGATTTCCTTGCCGGTGATCCTGAGTGCGTGTGCGTGGATGTGTCCAGGTTTCCACGGTGTGCCTGGTTGCGCAGGTTTGCCGCTCGGTCCGCAGCGGACACATTCGACGCTGTGCGTCTTGTCTGCGCATTTGGTCTTGATGTCGTCGTAGACGACACGGTACGGCGACGCCTTCTGCTTCATGGTGCATTCGGCGATGATGTGGACGATCATCTTCAACACCGGTGAGCCTTGCGCTGCGAGTTCGGTGGCGGTCATCCCTTTCCGTTTGCGTTCTGCTCGACCATGTCCGCAGTATTGCCAGAGTTGGCCGATGGTGCGCTCGAACGGTTCATCTGCGATGAGGGTGCGTGCGCTGCCAGTGCCTTCCCAATGGTGTGGTGTGGCGATTCTGGGATGTCCGAGGTGGCCGAGGAGGCGTGCGATGGCGTGTTCGCCGAGGCCGTGCGTGTTCTTCTGCCATGTGCGGATCGACTCGGGTACGACTCGCCGGTAGCAGCGTCGCATTTCGAGTGCGCAGACGTTCTCCGCTTTTTGGAGTGCGTCGGTGTAGGCGGCGTAGACGCTCGGGTCGACTCCGCCTCGTTCTGCACGGTTGTTCGCTGCGATGCGTTGTTGCATTGCGTCTTCGAACATTTCTGCCCAGATGCGGAGTTCCAACCAACCATCGCCAGCGCGAGAACCTTGGCTCTGCGTTAATCCATTTGCTGACGATGGTTGGTTGGAGAAGTTGCCGACGACGAGACGCCGGTGGGTTTCGCCTTGGTGATGGTCGTCGGCAGAAGGGTCGACCCTGACGGGAGGTGTATGGGTTTCGTGCAGAGTGTGGTCAGGGTCGAGAAGGTGCAACTCGGCGTTCCCCTCATGGTTTTCGTTTTCGGTTTGGCCGAGTTGCAGAGGGGTCGCATCCGACGTGCCTTCGCTGGGAGTCGGAGAGGTATTGGTCGGATGCGAGTTCATGATGCCACCGCCGGAACGTACACGTCGTCGAGGCAGACGGCGTTCGGGGTGGCTTCGATCTGTGCGATCCATTCCTGGTGACGTTCGATGTCACGGCTGATGCCGTTCACCAACGACTGCTGGAACTGGATGCGTGCAAGGTGGTCTTCGACGGTCATCTGTCCGATGACGACGTAGCCTCGCTCCCCACCGCAGTAGATGCGTTCAGAAAGCCAAGCGGCACGACCGACGACGGAGACGCATTGGGTTTCGTACTGCCCTTGGTCGTCGGTCGTGCCGGTCAGGTTCGCCACAGTTGCGTAACGTGCCATCCGTCGGCATTCGTCACGCACCACAGCGAAGAACAGTGAGCGGTAACGCTCAGGGAGTCGGATCGCAGCAAAGATCGCAGCGGTCGTGTCGGCAGGATCATCGCAACGATGCTGCTCGATCAGTTCGTGAAGGTCATTCATGTGGGCAGTGTCTCCTTGGTGTCACGCCTCGACGGTTGCGCCGAGGGAGATGGTTTGCCGCCAGGTGGCAGCCTGCTCGTCGTCGAGCAATCCGATTGCTGCGCCGAGCGGCAAGGTTGGCATGAGCACGGTGTCGTCGTCAAGGGCGACAGCGAGCAGATCTCGCATTCGGGTTTCGTGGTCGTCGGGCCAGCGGGTGAGCGCTTCGAAGATGCCGGCGGCGATCTCGCATCGGCGTCGTGACGGCATCTTTTGTACTCGGATCGGGAGGTCGGCGGCATGTGCTTCGGCGACGAGTTCACCCACGAGCGCTTTCTGACGCTCGTCAAGTTGTGCGAACGACATGCGGAGGTCGTCGAGCTGTTCGGCCCGCAGCGGGCCTTCTGCGGGTGCCTCCGTGGACGGTGCAGCCGGTTGCGCCTTCTTCCGTGGCTTCTTGGCTGGTGCAGGTTTGCCAGGATCAGGGTCGGCAAACGGGAACTCCAACGCTCGTTCGACAAGTTCAAGCGCTGGGATGATCTCGTCGATCTCTGCGTCTGTGTACGGCTCGACGTGTTTGGTGGGTGTGGCGATGTGTCGTGGCCAGGCTGCGACGACTCGTTGCCGGTCTTCGTCGACGAGTCGCCACACCCTGTCACGCAACCATTGGTCTCGCGGGTTGCGGATGTTGGGGAGCACGTCGATGAGGTCTTTGCGTGCTCGCATTCGGCGCACGGTCATGGCGAGGTCGACGAGGGTCGGGTCGAGGGTGAGCCGGTGGAGTTCGCACACACCTGAGCCTGGTTCGACGTGGATGATGATCGCCTGGTCTTGTCGCACCTCGGGCATCGGTTCACGCACGTCTTCGCTGCCGTCTGCGGCGCTGCCTTGGTTGTAGAGGTTGTCGGCGGTCGCGTAGATGCTCAACTGCACGGCGAAGCCGAGCGCACCGAACTTGACGCTGCTGCCGGTTTTGATGTCGGCGATGGTGCGCAACCCTGAGGCGTCTTCGAGGATGAGGTCGAAGGTGCCGGCGACACGATGTGTGTCGTGGACGACGATCCGTTCGTTCATGCCGTCGACGACGGTGAGCTGGTGTGCTTTGAGTGCGTCGCAGACAGCGTTCACATCGGCGATGTGTGCTGGAGGTGGGACGTAGCCTGGTTCGGTCCACCAGCGTTCGAGGATGCTGTGGAGGGCTGTGCCGAGGTCACGCCTGACTGTCGCACCACCTGCTTCTTTCGCTGCGCTGCAGATCCGGTTGAGTGCGTCTTTGTCGTCTTTGACTGTGTCGATCGTGGCGACGAGATCAGGGCGGCGGGCGAGCCCGATCGCTGTCATCCGTTCACCCCATGCCATCAGCGACGAGGTGTCATCGAGTGTTTTGGCGATGGTGGTGGCACGCGTGTAGCCCTGCGGTTTGCCGCCTTGCGGTGGCACGACGAGGTATCGGCCCCAGCGGTCTCGCCGGGTTTCGGATGTCATCAGATCGTCGTTCATCAGATGCGCCTCGCAGCGTCGGCGTGCGGATCGGTCTTGTCGATCGTCGTCGACATCAGCCAGCGGTTGAACTCACGCTTCAACTGTTTGATGGCGACACCTTCGGCGGCGTCGATTTCACCGTCGCTCCAGGAGCCTCGATAGGTGCGGTTCTGGGTGGTGAGCGCAACCCAGACTTCGCCGTTGTGGTGCTGGAAGATGCTGCGCTCCACCTCGATGTGGAGGTCGGCGGTGAGTTGGATCGTGGTCTTGTCTCTGGTTTTCATGGGCAGTTGCTTTCTGTGTTGGTGCTGGTCATTGCCATTGCGAGCGAGTCCGAACGTACTGCCTGACTGCGTCAACCTTGTCAGGATCGGTGGTCCAGTTGGCGAGGCGTTCTTCGTCGGTTTCGCACCAGGCGCACCAGGCGAAGGTGTGGTGAGCCAAGCAGACGGTGGTGCCAGGTTCGGGGCGTGGGATCTGCGAATCAGTCACGGCGATCCTCCCATTCTTTGATTCGTAAACGGATCAGGGTTTCCGTAGCCGCATACTCGTCGGCGTGTTCTGGTGCTCGACGTTGAACTTCGTCTGCCAACTCGTCGATGTGATGATTTTGCCAACAGCCGACTGACACTAAATGTCCGGTTGCTGTGCAGAAAACGGTGATCGTTTGATGTTCGCTGCCGATCGGCCCGATCATAAGGATGTCTCGCCGATGGTTGAGGTCAGCGTCGCCTGACACCTGGGCGTTGTCGTACACCTGAGCGTTGCCCGACACCCGAGCGTCGCCGAACACATGAGCGTTGTCGTACACCCGAGCGTTGCCCGACACCTGGGCGTTGTCGTACACCCAAGCGTCGCCGAACACATGAGCGTTGTCGTACACCCGAGCGTTGCCCGACACCTGGGCGTTGTCGTACACCCGAGCGTTGCCCGACACCTGGGCGTTGTCGTGCACCCAAGCGTTGTTGTACACCTGAGCGTTGCCCGACACCTGGGCGTTGTCGTACACCTGAGCGTTGTCGTACACATGAGCGTTGTCGTACACCCGAGCGTCATGAGCGATGTAGGCGCTGTTTTCAACGCATGCCGTGTTTTCGACGAGTCCTCCACCGTTCGGGTGACGATGCCAACCGTCAGGGATCTGCGAATCAGTCATCGGTTCGCTTCCAGCTTCTTGATGAGGTCGGCGGCGTGAGCGATCACGGAGCGGTCCTTGTTGCTCATCGTGAGGCCGGTGAACGGGTGTGCGAGCAACCGCAGTTGTGTCGGCATGTCGTCGACCTCGATCTCGGATGCGTCGCCCGTGGTGTGGGTGAGGTCTCGCAGGATGACAGCGCCCATCCCGTCGACGGTGAGTCGATGATCGGATGGCACCTCCAGCAGGTGATAGGTGCCGTCAGGGTGCAGCACGGTGACGATGATCCTCGAACGGTTCATGGCTTCTCCTCTTTCTTCATTGCTTTGCCTCCGCCGGCGTGACGGGTGCAGGTCGGTGGTGTGGTGACAGGCACCAGCACAGTGATCGTCTGCCCGCAGGCAGGGCAACGCCAAATGTCAGACATTGGATGCTCTCCGCAGACGACACCATTCGTCGAGCCTGACGACAGCGTAGAACTGGGATGCGTCGGTTGTCCCTCTCGGCTTGATGACGAGCACACCGTGTTCGGCGTGGTCGTTGGCGACCTCCACATCGAGTTCACGCATCCACGTTCCGAGTTCGATCTTCGCACCCGACTTCACCTCGACGACGGTGCCAGGCACACCGGCGACATCTCCACGATCGTGGATGCCGCCGAGACGCCGACGTTCAGCCATCGGCCACCAGGTGCGCAGAAACTCGACGACGAGGTTCTCAGCAGTGCGACCCTTGGCTTTGATCGAGGCGGGCTTCATCGTTCGAGTTCCTTGTCGCAACGTCGGATGATGCGACGCAAATCCTCTTGGCTGAGTGCGCTGATCCCGTGGCGTTCCATCTCGTCCAAGATGTTGGCGATGACGGTGCGCACCTGCTGCGGGCTTCGATGCTTCTTCGGGTTCACGGTTGCTCCTTACGGAAGAGTGGGATGATCTTGGCGAGCCGTTCGTGCTCTGTCGGCTTCGTGGTGCGGGCGCACAGGTGGGCGGGATGTGCGAACGAGCCAGGCGACGGGAACACCCGATCGCAGTTGAGGCAGCGGATGCGGTTCATCGCTTGAGCACCTTGCGTCCCTGCCACAACTCTCGGTTGTATCTGGCCCATTCGAGACGGCAAGCTTCGCACGGCTGTTCGCTGTTGCGGAGGTGTCGGCGGTAGGCGGCGATCGTGCCGCACGGCTTGATGGTCTTCGGCATCAGTCGATCTCCAGCGCTTCTTTGAGTCGGTCGAGTTCGGCGACGAAATGGATGAGAGCGTCAGCGTCGTTGAAATGGATCGACACTTCGAGGTTGCTGCCAGCGATCCGCAACGCCCACCACTCACGACCAGTCGTGTCGTAGTGATCGATGTGTGGGGTGGCGTCGTCGCCGTCGTGGACGAAGATTCGTGAGATGCGCATGTCAGGCGATCTCCTCTGCGTTCTTAGCGACCCATTGAGCGACGATGCGACGCACCATCACGGCGTTGATGCTGGTGCCTTCAAATCCGTCACGAGGATACGGATCGACCTTGGCGTATTCGCAGTAGCGCAGGTAGTCGGCGTAGGTGGGCTGGGCAGTTGCTCTGGTCATGTTGGTCTCCTTGGTTGTCGCCTGTCTCATCAGGTGCGGTGGGCGAGTTCCGCACGACCCGCCGCAGCGGGTTTCGACTGTCTCAGCGGGCCGCAATGAGAAGCGAACGCTGCTGGTCGCAGTAGCGGCGCTCCGCAGCGACCTCGAACTCTTCGCGGCTGCTGCAAAGCCGTCCAAGCCTTTCGGCGAGGGAGTCGGAAGCATCCTGTCGAGTGGAGGACTGGAAGCCAAGCTTGATGACACCGTATTCCTGGCGATCATCGTAGGTGTAGGCGCTCCACTTGCTGCTTCCGTAGGACTTCACGACCCAGCCGAGCCGAAGGCCGTTGCACTCGACGAAGTAGCCGCCCTGCTCACGCTTCGTGAACTTGATGGTCGTCTTGTCGTTGACGAGTTGGTTGAGTATGGCGGTGACTTCGGCGGGGCTGTGGACTGCGTTCCTTGTCATGTCATAGATTGAACTATCTCTATGACTCTATGTCAAGCACCTGAGGAAAAAAATCCGAGAAAATTCTCAGCGGACTTTCAGCGACGCACACCGATGACAGCCAGGCTGCGAGCACACGTTGTCGCAATGCTCACAACCCCACACATCGCTCAACTGTTTCGTGGTGATCGATTGGATCGGTCGGAGTGGTGTCGCACACCATCGGCAACGCTTCCCTCTCACACGCCTCTCCGATGCTGTGTGCGTCGAGGATCGGAATGTGTCGCACGCGAATACGCACCGCACGACAGGCAGCGGAAGCGTTCGTACGCCCTGGTGGCGGTGACGTGCATCCCTGCGTCTTCGAGGTCTTTGCTGCCACACGTCGAACATGCCGATACTCGCTGGTCGCGGAGCATGTTGATGTTCGGATGCGACGGCACCCAACCAACCAAACGATCGTAAATCTGCTCGGTAAGGCGCACGTCTTGGACGTTGTAGCGCTTCATCAGCCGCCAGGCTTTGTCGTCGCCGTCCATGCAACGCTGCCAGAGGTCCATGCCAGTGTGCGACACCTTCGCCCCGATCCCGAGTTCACGGGCGACGTGATCGAGTTTGTTCGACGGGAACCTGAAGCGCCGGCGCACCGTTTGGAGCAGGTCGACATCCTGCCAGGGTGTTGGCGCACCCAAACCAGCCAACACGAACTCACGTTGAAGGTGCTTGATGTCGAACGCTCTGTGGTTCCAGCCGACGACGATGTCGGCTTGATCGAGCACGGTCCATGCTCGACGCACCATCTCGTCGTGGCCGTCATGATGATCCGATGCGAACATGACCCGTTTGTCGTCATGCCATTTCGCAGCCCAGCACAGCACACCACCCTCGTCGACGATCTGGTTGATGCCGATGTGCTGATCGTGAAGACCCCACACATGGGCGGTGAGTGGTCTCGTCTCGATGTCGATCGTCAGTAGCCGTGGGAGACGATCAGCGAGAGCGTCCGCCAACGTCATTTGCCGCACCTGCACAGTCCTCGACGATGACGTTGGAGGCTGTGTGCTCCGATGTCATGCCCGAGCACTTGCAACGCTTCAGCGAGTTTCGTAGCAGGGATCGTCGGATCGTCAATCGCCGCGAGAAGCGTCTGCCTGTCTTCGGGTTGCAGTTCCGGGAGGAGGATCGCCACCCAACAGTTCGTGCCAGGTGTGCGACGGATGTCAGACAGCAGGTCGGCGAGATTCATCTCGCCTCCTCTCTCAGCGGGTTCGCCCGAACCTGTCGTCGCTCGGATCGAGCCAGGTGATGATCAGCGGCAGAACAGAAGCGGTGCCGGCGGCGAGCCAGGTGCGTGCCTCGTCGATGCCAACACCGAACACGTCTGCGCCGTCAGCGAGAAACAGTCCGAAGATGGTGGCGAGGAAAACCTTGAGCCAGGACTTGAGTGCAGCGTTCATCAGCGATCCTTCTTCCAATGGTCTTCGAGGTGGGCGAACAGACGCTCGTCAACCTTGTCGACCTTGCCGTCGATCTGGTCGACTTTGCCGTCGATCTTGTGGAGCAGTTCCGAGTTGCGGTTGTGGTCTCGGTTGTTCTCTCGTCGGGTGCGTTCGATCATCGCTGCGAGAATCCCGCCAGGTGCAAGTAGTGCGAGCACGATGGTCAACGTGTTGCCGTTCACGACGCAACCGCCTGAAGGTCGACGATCAGGTGAGCGGATGCGGAAACGTAAACCCCGATCATCCCGTTGCCACCGCACGCCACCCACGAGGTGTTGCACACTGCTTGTCCTGGCGGCGGGAAGTTGACGTTCGAGGTCGCAGGCTTACCGGTCGCCGGGTTGAACGCCGAACAGAAACCACCCTTCGCAGGATTGACGATCGTGATGTTCACAAACGCAGCCTTCGGTGAACCAGGGATCTGGACGTAGATCGTCTCACCATCTTTCGGCTGTCGTGTCTGGCGAGTGTCGAGCAGGCGTTGCGGTGGATCGACGAGACGCATGGTCATCTCCGGTGTGAGAGGTGGAATCGGTTGAGGACGGAACGTGCCGTTCTGCACCTGGGCGTAGAGCCCAGCGCCAGGGCAGGCGGTGGCTCGCACGTCACGATGCCCGACGACTCGCAGGGTGCGTCCCGCTCGCTGCTCGCAGTAGGCGACGACACGCCTCACCGAGTCGATCATCGCCTGGTTCGCAGGCTCGGCACCGTTGACAAGACACAGGATTGCCGGTCCTCGAGAGTTGCTGTCAGTGTTGCCGTTGGCGGCGCACATGTAGTCGTCGCCACGAATCTCCCAGATGCGACCCGCCCGATCGACTTCCCAGTTGTAGCCATAGCTGTAGCCACGGCTGGTGACGTACGATCGCTGCGACTGACGCAACTTGGCGAGGACGCCGTCGTAGTCCTCCGGCGTGGACGGCGCAGCGGTGTAATGAATCACCACATACTCGGCTTTCGACCACGGCTGCGGACCGGAGTTCGTGTGCGCACCGACACGCCAGCCTGGCTCCTCCCACACGGCACGATCGATCAGATCGTAGAGCACCGCCATGCCCGCCATCATAGCGATCTGCCTCTAACGCAGACGTGCAGCGATCAGCAACAACAGCAGACCGACAGTGAGCTGCATAGCAGAAATGAACCAGATCACAGACGGTTCCCTTCGCACGAATACGGCGGAGTCCACGGACCTCGACCGCACACCTCGAACAGCGTGATGCAAGCATCCACCCAACCAAGAGAGTGCAAATCTTGACGTGTGGTCATCCCATGCAAAGCGAGCAGCCAACCGCCAGGACCGAACTCCTTGCCGCCGAACCAGCCTGGCCGGTTGTGAATCGGGTTGATCTGGCAGATGCCGCTATCACCTGTCGACTCGTTCAGCATGTCAGTCCCACAACCAGTTTCCCTGGCGAGGATGCCATCGTCGACGAAGAACTGTTGCGCTGCGATCGACGCACCACGCCAAGCGAACACTGCCCGCCACGACTCACAGTCGGCAGCAACACCGACAGGCTCGACGACAGGCGCAGGGATCGTCGTCGACACCTCCACCTGCACCGCCACACCACGCTCAACACTTGACGTGTCGGAGGTGTCTGCGACACCTGGCGAGGAGGGCACCGGTGGAGCCACCTCCGACACGCTCTCACGCATCTCCAGGATGCGATCCTCACTCCGTTCCAACACCCACATCCCTGACAGGGTGGTGGCAGCAGCAAACAACAACTTGATCAACGTGTGCATGATTCATTCCTCCTGGCGGACCACCGTAGTCGGTGTCACAGGCGGATGCAACAACCTGAGGTCACACTGTCGTGCGATACCACATCTCGATCGAGAGCTTGTCGTTCGTGTTCCAAGTGAACGGGACAGTAGAGGACAAATCGGTTGACGACAGGTAGGTGGTGCTCGAGTTGTAGACGCGCACGGTCGACGTCGTGGAGTTGAGACGGAACAGGGTGCCCCAGTAGTCGGTGCCGGTGTTGTCCTCGCACAGCACGTTGCCTTGTGAGAACTCGCTGAAGTAGTTGTCGGAGGCGACTGGCGGCTCAAAGGTCACAGAGCCGGTGATCGCAGTCGTCGACCCGAACTGGAGATACAACTTCACGAACACGATCTCGTTGAGCTTCAAATATTTGTAGATCGTCGTCGGAGCGTTACCTTCGGTGAGACCGGACCAGTTCGGTGTGAAGTCCTGCCAAGTGCCGATCTCGTTCAAATCCTGAGCAGTCAAAACCTGCCCACTTGTGAAACTGCCAAGCGCTGTCATCGCTGCTCCTAGATGTAAGTGTCAATACCGAGTCTATTGCTGTCCAGCACACCGAAATCTGCGGAGTTCAGGACGAACGGCGCATACTGCACAGCAGGCACCAGATCAAGCGTGATCGACCACCTATCTGGCAGCACTTCCAACCGTCTACCGACAATCAAATGATGATCAGTCAAACTCGACGACGCACCAGTCGGAGTCCTCGTCAACTCGACCAACTGCCAGAACCCTGTCGTCACATCAAGCAGCAGTTCAATCTCCGTGTCATCGACAGCGTCCGCTTGACCGCCAACAATTCTCACCGACAGAGGAGACAACCTGACATCGCCGAGACGGTTCACGATGTTCCCAGCCGCAGTGCGCATCCCGGCACGAATGCCGAGTGGCGTCAACGTGTCATCGTCATACCGGCAAGTGGTTGACGTTGCCTGATACTGCTGTGCTCCATACGTTTCGATGCTCGAACTGTTCAACGCTTCGATCTCGTTCGTAGAAATCAGCGAAGTCATGATCGCCCAGTTCGCCAAATGTCGAGACTCGTAACCAACCTGCAAGTCAGAGAAACGGAAATCCGACGAAGCGCCAGCAGTCTTCGCATCGATCAACGTGAACTGGTGTGCTCCAGCATCGACACGCAACATGTTGTCGCTGATCGTCTGGAATCCATAGGTTGTCGTTCCTGAAGCATCAACGATCACTGTCGGCCATGACGCAGCCAACGTCGACGACATGATGTTTGTCGTCAACACATCAGCGATCGTCTGTCCAGTCTGCGACGCTGTGCCACGAAGCAGCACACCACCAGACGAAAGAGCGGTACCACTCACATCGCTGTCAGAGTTGCCGAGTCGGGGCAACGGCACAACCTGGAACCCGTACAACTCGGAAAGCACGCTGATGATCGTGTCGGCAGCGCTCGCCTCAGAGAACACAAACGATGACCAGTCGGCGGGCGCACGACCGGCGATCGTGCAACCATCCACCGCCGTCAACGTCACCATGCTCTTCACACCATCATCGTCAATCTCGAAATCGTCGACAATCCCAGCGAACACCGTCACATAACCTGAGCCTGTTGCGTCAGCCTCCAACCAGACACCGCTAGCAAACCAATCGAAATCTTTGTATGTGCCAGTTCCGCCGGCTGCTGCCGGAGTCAACGCACCGTCGACGTTGTGGAGTGTGAACGTCGCCGAATGTGTAGATGGTCTCAGCAACTCGATCGGCTGAGACACGCTGCATCCAGCGGTCCAATCAGAGAAGTCGGTCGGCGAAGTGATATCTCCGATGCGGAGACGCCAGGTGGTCACCGTCGCACCTTCGCTGTCGTCGGCACTGACAATGTGCCGGTCCGTCGAGCTTGCCGTTGCAACGCACGCACCACATCATCACCGTTCGATCCCGCAGGCAAGTTGATCGTGACATGCATCGCACCACCCATCCCTGACGGGAGCGGCGACGCACCAGGCATCTGCGACAAAGGAACGACCATCTCCGGGCCACGCTCACCGATCAGCGACAACGTCGGCTGTGTCACCAAACCGCCGTACGCGCCGACACCGATCGGGCCCGTACCCAACGACGGAATGTTCGGAGCGGGCGCAGTGATCTCACGCAACGTGCCCATCGCCAAATAGCCGGCGATCGCAGCCGTCTCCGGTGTCATCATGAACTCCAACGGAGCGACAACACCCAACGCCAGATTGTGCAGACGCACCTCCAACGCATCCAGATCCCGAGTCTCAAACTCCTGCCTGATCTCCGTCACCACCTCGTCAGGCAACCCGTCCAACTGACCTGCCAACTCCAACGCCTGCAGATAGCTGTCACGGAGTCCGTCCTCAAACTCTTTCACCTTCTCATCGGCATCAACAGCGCCATCGCTCGCAGCGACGAACGCCTCCATCGCCAACTCACGCAACTCGTCGAAATCCTCGGCGATGTCGGCAACATCCTGCTCGCGTGTGATGCGGGCGATCTCCTCATCCCACACCGACACGAACTCGATCAGTTCATCCTTCGAATCCTCGACCGCATCCTTCAACTCATCGAAACCAGACGCACCGTAACGAGCGCTCCAGTACGAGCGCTCCTGCGCCTCGGCGGCCTCCTCGATCCGTTTCGTCTGCTCGACGAACACCAGATTCGACAGGTGCAACACATCGACGAGATCGGAGTTCGCACCGACATTGTCGGCGACCAACTCTTGGATCTCTGCCAACGATGAACGACCCTCCAGCAGCGTGTAGTCGAACTGCTTGAACAGATCCTCAGCGTTCTGCACCGAGTTGGCGTAACGGAAATTCTCACGGGCACCAGCGTCGAACACTGAGCGCAGATTGCGTCCGATGTTCGTGCCCAACTCTTCGATCGCTAGGACGTTCCCGATGAAATCGACGACACCCAACTTCTCGGCGACATCCAACATGTCGAGCAGTGCGCCTGTGAAATCGTTGGCGATCGGCAGCAGCTTCTCGCCGAGTTCTGCCTGAGCATTCTCGAACTCGGCGTTCAGAATCCGTTGCTGGTTCGCCAACGAATCAGACGTGTTAGCGAAGTCGCCGGCGACCTTCTCCGTCGACCTCATCAACAGGCCGTAGCGTGCCTGGACTTTGATCGACTCAGTCAGCTCACCCTTGTTACGGATCAGTCCCGTTTCGAGCGCATACAACTCGACCGCAGCCGCCGACAGATCGACACCAAACTTGCGGATCGGTTCTGTCTCCCCAGCCAACGAAGACTGGAACACCTGCGCCGCTTCGGCCACATCGAGGTTCATCACCGAAGCGAAGTCTGCGATGCGCACCGTCAGATCGTCAGTCACAGCGGCGACATCACCACCGAAACCTGCGATCTGCTGCGTGAACCCTGAGAACTGAACTGCGAACGAGTTGAATTCCGACGCAGACAAACCGACTGTCGTTGCAGCAGCCTCACTCAAACTGAGGATGCCGTCAGCCGCATCACCGAACGTGACGTTGACAGCGTTCGCCGACTCCGCCAGATCGGACGCTGCACCGATCGAATCTTTCGCAAACTGTCCAACCTTCGCAGCAGCGAACACCGCCGCCGCCTTGCCTGCCAGCTTCTTGAATTCGCCAGCGAGACCTTCCGCTTCTTTCTGTGCCTCGATGAAACCTTTGGGGTTGAACTCCGAGATGACCGATACCGAGATGCCTTTTGGTTTTGCCATCAGCTAATCCTGTTCTGAATGTCGGCAGTCACACGATCGATCACACGAACGAACCGTTCACTCACGACACTGCGGGTAGCAGCGATCGCAGGGAAGATCGTACGGCTGTGCTTGGAGCCTCGGATGTAACCGAACCGTGGCAGATTGTCGACGAACGCACGTCCACGCCCGACACGTCCACGGGCATCAACATACTTCCCGGTGCGACCAGCCCAGTCGTAAAGCATCCCGGCAGGACTCGATTGGAACGCACGGATGATTTCCCACTGGTGCTTCGACTTGTAGTAACTGCCACCAGCACGAATCGACACACCCTTCGCCACCTTGCCGGTATCCCAGCCGAGACGACCGCCACGGCTCCACCCCGACAACGGAGCGTTACCACCACCACCGAGATACACCGAAGACGAAGCGGCGATGCGGATGTTGCGCTGCGCCTCAACGACGATCGGATGCGCCGCCGCTTTCATCTGCGCCTGACTCTTCGCCACCAGCTTCGGCTCGAACTTACGCACCTCACGGAACACCTCACGCACACCGGTGACGTTCGTGACAATGCCGACATCGCTCATCGTTTCGCCTGCTTCGCACGCTCGTTCAACACGTCGACCATCGTCTCAATCATGCCACACGGAGCGTCGAGCAGATCGTTCGGTGCGATCCCAGTCGTCACCGACAACTGGGCGACAAGATGCGTCAAACTGTTTCGTCGAAAGGGATGCGCTCCACCTCAATATCGACACCGAGCACATCCTCCAGCCACGAATCAAACGGCTTGACGACGACGCCAGCCTGCTTCTCAGCTTCCCAAGCGAGCCAATAGGTGTGCTCGTTCTTCTGCTCTTTCGCAAAAGCCTGAGACAGTCCCGACTTGAAATGGCGCTCGAACGCCACAATGGTGCGAGGGCTCACGTCGTAGGTCGCTTTCGTGCCGTCAGTCTTGACGACACGCACCTTCCACAGTGCGATCATGGGCAGTACCTTTCGGTCAGGAGGTGGAGGTGGTGATCGCACCCGAGATTGGCCAGGTGACCGACGCCGAAGCGAGATCGCCGACAGCGCCATTCAGCAACGGCCATTCGGTGACGAGGATCGTCGCCGAGAAGGCAGGGTTCGTCGCTGAGGTGGTGTCATTCACCGGCTTCACCGACACCGTCGAGGTTGAACCGACAAGCGGAGCGATCGTGGCATGAACCTCACCCGAAGCGAAGTCTTCGTGGAAGTCGAGCGAGATCGAATGATCGCCGAGACCGGCGATTCGGGTGACGGCGCTGTCACCGAACGCCGTCGTGGCGACCTCGGCGTAGCTTTCGGTGATCGTCACCGAGGCAATGTGGTCACTCAGGTCCACCCCGCCTACTGTGATGGATGGCGACAACAGGACGAATTTGCTCACTGCTCTGTCTCCTCGACGGCAGCGCCGTCATCGTTGGATGCTTTCTTGGTTTGGGCAGTTGAGACTTTGACGATATGGCCGGCGGCGATCAAATGATCGATGTTCGCATCTGCGAGATCGTCGACGGTGAGATGCGAGCCAGGCCAATAGCCGCACACCCTCCGAGGACCGACGACTTCGTAGATCATCACGGATGAATCCTACAACGAAAGTCGACCGCCAAGTAGTCACCATCGCCTTGACTGATCATCCTCATGTTCTGCGCCGTGTCGACCACGCAGGTTTGCACTCGACCGCCAAGGCTCAGATCACCTTCGATCGCAGCACGCACCGAACGAGAACCAGAATAAGAACAGAACTCGTAGAGCGACTTCTGCGCTGCTCTGCCTGCGACACGACCGACAATGACGGTCACCGTCCACTCTGTCTCCGCATCACCACCGGCAAACGCACCGTGGAAATTCACTGACTCCGGCATGACGAACGCACACGGAACAGCGAACGAATCAGGCACATGATCGAACACCCGCAACCCGTCGATCGTTCCGAGACGAGCCTCCAACCCGTCAGCCATCTGGGCGAGCGTCGCAGCCATCAAGCCACCAGCACAGTCTCTTTGCGGAACGGCGCGAGCAGCGAAGCAGCGACAGGATGCAAAGCCTGACGCAAACGCATGATGCCGATATCACCAAACCCTGCAATACCGAGCGGAGCCTCAGCGCTCTTGTAGAGCGAGGTCGCTTGAATCTGCGCTGCTTGCACCACCGACGACGGGAGATAGTCGACGACGGTTGCGTCGCTCGTCTTCCAGCCCCAACGTGCAGTGATCTCCACCACCGCACGCCCGTATTCCAACGGCCACTCCCGAGACTCGACAGCACGCAGCGAGGTATACGGCCAAGGCTGTCCAGACAAACGCCCGTTCAACGGTTCCAACTGGTAGTCGGTCGACGCCCATGTCGTCTCGAACACGCCGTCGTCATCCTCGTCGGTCTTCACGACAAGATCGGTTGTCGTCGAGATGTCATCCACCTGGACGATCCACGGAGTGCCCGCAACGAACACTCTCGGTGTCGCTGTCGTGTCGGCGATGAACTGCCTGTCGCAATGCGCCTGAATCATCGAGGTCGCCGCATCACACGCCATGATCAGCCGAGCGTCATCCTCCGCGTCTGTGAAAGCAATGCCCAGCAAATCCTTGAGTGATTGCGGTTCGATCAGACGAGTGACAGCCACGACATCATCCTACTCTCACACCCGCTCCGGCTGCTTGAACCACACCACATGGAGAACGCACGCCAACAGCAACCATTCGACAGGGATCGTCTCCGCAGCCGCCAGCGCCATGACCGGACCTGCACCATGCGCCACCAGACGTACCGTGTCCGTCGCTACGAGCAGTTGTAGATGCGCCACCACCAGAACGGCGAACAACGTCCACGACGGATCGACGAGCGCCGCCAACGTCACACCCCACGGAGCGACCAATAACCAACCGTCACGCCATCGACCACGATGAAACATCAGCGCTGACTTCACAGGATGATCGGCGATGAACTGTCCTTTCGGCCCTGTCGGATCAGGGCCAGGCTTCCGCACCACCCCGATCGCCGCAGGGACGATCAACGCCACCAGCGCTACCGGAGACCAGGCGAACAACGCAGCCCACACCGGAGCGGACTCCTTCACGCCGGCGGCGATCAACCACAACGACAACGCCATCCACCACACGCCCGCCTCGAACGCTGCGACACCACACAGGACAAAACCTGTTGCCACAATGTCCACGCCGACAGGTGTCACCACATGCGGTCCGAGGATGCCAGGCAGCCCGAGAAGCAGCACTGTCGCAGCGGCAGCGACACGCCAATCGGCACGCTGCACCACCCACCCGAACATCCCTGCGCCAGTCAGCAACCATCCGCCAACACACACAATCCACCAGCGTCGCTCATCCTGACCGCACACCCACGGCAGAAGACGACGCAACACAAACGGGCGAGGCACCACACCACCACCGGCGAGATGCCAATACCGAGCAGCGTCAGGGCCAGACATGCTCAATCACCGATCACTTCCATGCGGTCATACACACGCTCGTCGAGCCACAGCGACTTGTAGTGCGTCGTCTTCACACCGGTGTGAACATGGATCGGAATTTCACATGCATTCGCTCTCATGCAGAACGACAGATCCTCGGAGATCCACGACTGCGACGACTGATTGAACACAGGGCTATACCACGACGGTCCGTACTGCTGCTCGATCCGTTGGAACGCAGACTTGTGAATCAGGATGAACGCCGAACCTGTCGCCGCCACCTGATGCATCGTGTCCCGTGGATAGTCACGCTCCACACGGAAACCCGACACACCATCCACCTGATGCCATTGGAAGACAGTCGGTGCAGGTTGGACGAGATACCCGCCGACACCATCCATCTCAACCTCGCGCATCATGAAACACAAACCGCCGACGATCGGAGCGTCAACAGGATCGGCGACCGCCATCAAATCATCGAGCGCTTTCGCCTCGAACCCCATATCGGTATCAGTCCACAACATCCAATCGCAGTGCGGCATGTCATGTGTGAATCCGCGTGCGGTGTCATTGCGTGCTGCGACGATCCCGCCAGTGCCATATTTCGTAGCCAACCACCCGCCACCGATCAACCGTTGATGGTGTGCCACATCGTGAGCGACCATCGCCATCAGCGACTGATGCCAACTGTGCGTCACCTCGGCGCCATGCACATAGGCGAGCGCCACCTTGTCCGACGAACCAGGCATCGGTCTTTGCGGCTTCTCCGCTCGACGCTGCTTCCGATTCACTGCAACGACTTCTTCGGACGACCAGGCCCACGACGCACCTCACCAGGTGCAGCAGACGCCTGCTCCACCGGCGCACGCCTCTCACCGTCGAGCGGACGAAACAGATCAGGACGATGGCGGACGAACGGATCGCTGGCATCCCACACCGTTCCCTCCTGGAGTCTGATCCGATTACCGGAACGATCACTCGTCACCAGCGTTGCGATTGCGACAACATGTGCCATTGGGCAGTCCTCTCATTCATGGGCAGACATTGGACAGAAGCTCCCCGCCTGCACTGCCCGAACAGGCGGGGAGCACCAACGACAATAGTCCGCTCATGTGGACGATCGTGTGGACACCATAGAACCGAAAGAGCCCGGGCAACGCTGCCCGGGCTCTTCCAGTTGTGGGGATCAGATGATCACTGGTTCTGCAGGAGACGGAACCCGAGATCGTTCACGCTGTCATAGCCGTGGCGGGCGTAGGCGAACCATCCACGCTGACCAGTCGGACGACCGTTCGTCGTGCCGAACAGATGCGGGATCAGCTCAAGGCTCATGCCCGCACGCTGGGCCACCAGGAAGTTCGAGAAGTCACCCACGACGAGGATGTTCGCAGCACCCGTCGTTCCCGTGAACTCGGGAGCATAGTCCGTCGTGCGGATCGGACGACCGAACAGCGTGCCGATGCCACCAGCCGCCAAGTCGACGGTGTAGTAGGCGCTGTCAGCACCAGCGGAGAACGCCCTGATCTCGTTCTCCACATCGGTGTTCATGATCCAGGTGGACGATGCCCGATAGCGCTCCGGCAGCGACTTCCAGACCTTCAACAGGTCGGGCCCGCCGAACGTACCATCGGTCGTCACGACGACCTCGACGTTCGTGTTCGCATCGAGTGCCGTGAAGATGCCAGTCGGCTGCGACGAGCCGGTGCCGTTGATCGTGCCGTTGGCGACCAAGTCGATGTAGCCCGAGTCGAGCAGACGACGCATCTCAGCGGCGAACGACGGATAGTCGGCACCAACCTCGATCGAGTAGGGCACGAAACCCCGAGCGGTGTAGACCGGCACCGTCGGCTGGGCGAGCGTCGGCGAATCGTCGCTGACCTCTGCACCCTCGCCGTCGTAGCTCCACGAAACACCAGCGGAGGAGACACCCTTCCACTCGTCAGTCGTGATCGTCACAACCCGAGCGAGGTCGAGGACCGGAGCGGCAGCAGCGCCCGAGGTGAGGATGATCGACGGGTCGATCAGCACCGGGATGCCGAAACCGCCTGCAGTGTCGACGCCTTCGCTCATCGCACGGAACTCGGTCATCGCCCGAGCCTCGTCAGCGGTGAACGCCGGAGCCGGGCTGGTGACAGCCTTCATGAACGCCGAACGGTAGTCGTCGTTCTCGGTGAGGATCATCCGCTTGGCGATCACCGAACCGTCGGTGAGAGCGTTGCGGGTGCGGAGCAGCGAGTCGACATGATCGCCGTTGCGGGCGGCGAGCTGCTTGCCGTCACGGTCGAGGATGGCGAGAGCAGCGTCACGCAGCTCCTGGCGGCTCGCCCGAGCAACGTCCAGCTCGGTGCTCGTCCGCTTCATCACCTCGGGCACGTCGTAGCCGGCGTGGCGCTCGGTGGTGGCGGCACGCACCTCGGCGATGCGAGCCTCACGGGCCTCAACAGCAGCGAGTTCAGCGGTGCGACCCTCGAACTCGGGGAGGAGTGCGTCCAATTCGACGTTCTCCTCGTCGGTGATCTGGTCCCGCTCGCTCAGTTCAACGATGCGGCTGCGAAGCTCATCAAGCTTCGCCTGGAGTTCCTTCTTGTTCATGGTGGTTCACGTCCTTCGTGAGAATGCCAGCGAGGGCCATGCGGGCCATGCGCTGTGCTCTGGTGGGATGTGAACCGTGATCCATGATCGAGGGCTCTTCTTGTGACCCGTGGATTTGCTCCGAGGAGTCACGCTTGTCATCTTCGGCGAGCGACCGGAGGTCGGTGCCTGATGCGAGAATAGCAGCGATCTCACCACGCACAGTGGGATCACTCAATGCGTCGAGTGCGGCACGGGAACGAACGCCAACGGAGGTCTGTTCGTAAGCGGGGAACACCACGGGCCCGACCTCGTACAACGCCACTTCACGGATGCTGCGTTCTTCCATGCCGTCCTGTCCTCGGCTCCACGTCTCATCCATGATGCGGAACCTGAAGCTCATGCCGGTGATACCACCGTCACGGATCGCATCTCGAACAGGCTGCACCAGCCAGTTGTCGGACAGGCGTGCCTTCACCCTGAGTCCGTGGTCGTCTTCGACGATGGAGGTGATGCGCCCGAGCGGGATGGAGCCGATCAGCGGGTGTGCGCCATGATCGAACTGGAGGATCGGCATCCGCTGTCCGAGGGTGCGCTTGAACGCGCCAGGCATGATGCGTTCGCGATATTCGCCGTACTGATCTTCGATGCTCGTCCATTCGTTGAAGACTGCGCCGTAGCCTTCGAGGGTCAGTCCGTCGTCTGCCCGCTCAACATCGAACGCCAACTGTCGCACGATGTCTTCGGTGTCTCGCTTGATGAGCGTGTCCATGTTGCGCTGCTCCTGCTGGATTTGTTCGGCTTTGCGTGCGAACCATTCACGGGCAGGTTCTGGATCGAGTGGGTTGATTCCCCACAAATAGTGTGCCACAGCACCAGCACCAGGCCATGCCTCGTCGCTGCTGTCCGAATTCTGCGCCGCCTCCAAATCGACAGCGTGGCGAGCACCCCAAGCGTTCGCCCGAATCACCTTGTCTTCGGAGATGAAACCGTCAGCCATCGAACGGGCTTCCCTCACCGTTTTGTCGGTGACACCATCACCACCGAAACCCTCCGCACGCAACTCCAGTCCACGGGCGGCAGCGTTCATGATGTACTCGGGCGGGTCGGTGTCCACCTGACGCAACACCTCCATGAGTGTGACGTTGCGTTCGCCGCCAGGCTCGATGCCTTCCTCAATGCTCAACGCAACCATCTGGTCGATCGCATCCTGCTTCGAGGTGTGACAGCCCATCACCTCGCCGTCATCCTTGACAGTCGCCCAGTTCGGACAGTCAGGAGAAGAGTCGGTGATGAAGTACGGCATCAGGGTTCTGGTGGGGTGGGCGGTGGGGTGGACGGCTGGCCGAGACCGGCCGCATACGTTTGGGCGATGTCGTCGCCGACCGGGGCACGCCAGTCGCTGGCGGTGACCTCGGTGACG